GGTGGAAGTACTTCCACCGGCTGTCGACCATAGACCGGAATCGGTTGCCATCCCGGACTTCAGGACGTACCCCGCCGTGAAGTCAATCATGTATCGTTTATATTCACCCCCGGGAACAACGATATCCGACGGAACCGTGTGAACAAATTCAACCTGTCGGGTCCATCGCCATCCGATGTCACGGTTCAACCATCCCCGGGACTGATCAACCCGGTAATCGGTAGAGGTCAAGGCAGTCGCTGTTCCGGTGTCCGATCCCTCGAAGACACGGAACACATCCCTGATTGGATATCTTGAAAGTTGAAGGTTTACCCCGCCGAATGCCGGGATTAAGGCTTGATATTTTGTTAAAGCAACCGGGTATCCGAGATATGAAACAACCCGTCGGCTTGCCCGATCGATGTATCGGCTTAAAAGATTGTCATCTTTGGAGTCAAAAAGGCCAAGAACCTCTTTGACGTTTTCGAGGCTTGTCAGTTTTTCGTCGGTTGCACTCGCAAGTATGTTCAGCATCAGCCCCCATCAAATAACTTGAGCGCCACGTTGTTTTGCATCCAGAATTTCACGCATCCGTTCGACTTCCTGACACGCTCCATCGTACATGAACAGCTTGTTTAAACGCTTATCGATTTCCATCCGGAGTTCAAGAATATGTTTGTCCAAATCCGAATGAAAACTTTCCGGAAGTTTTTCCTTCAGATGGGTCGCTTCATCGAACCGGCCCTGCCACAAATTCACTTCGTTGTTGGCAACTTTAACCAGCCCGTTGAGTTGGGCGACCCGTTTCTCCAACTTACTTAAACTGAAAAACCCGTCATTGGGCTCAATTTCATATCCATAACAATGACTTTGCCATAACAGGGCACAGCCCTTGGGGATGTGATAAGTGATCCCCTTCGCCTGTGCGATTCCAAGATAGAATTCCGCACAAGGTTTTTCAAAATGATATTCCCGACCGATAATCAGGTCGATGCCGTAAATCCCGATTTCCTCAAACCCTTCGGCGATTGCGAGTGCGATCATAAAGGCAATCGAGGATGTGAAATAGTCGTGGGTCCCCAGTGTTTCCATCACCCGGGCCTTCGGGTAAATCACCGAATTCGGTATTTCAGGGCTTTGTTCGATCATATACACCGGGATCGGACAGGTCTTTAGCCATTCCGCGAGATCGGTTCCACCGGCCCATTTCGTTTTATCATTCCAATCGGAATGAATTTGAAACCATCTATCGGCCCGTGGAATGAAACGATAGAGCTGATTTACTCCCCAAATCTCACAATCCAGATCATCGTAAAATGCCAGATGACGGCTTACTTCCGCATACCCGACGATGCAGACCTTCTTTCTTTTCCGTTCTATGATTCCTTTTTCGGCATCGATGATTTTTACATGAGCCGCCTGTGGGTGGTTCCAATCAATCGGCCCCGTTAAGTGTTTCGGAATCCCATCCGACTGATCAAACACAACCTTTATCGGGTCTTCTGTTGTCCCGGAAGTGGTTTTAGCAACCCCGTTCCCGTTATCATTCCCATTGTCTTTTTCCGGTGCTGTGGTGACATCGATTACCTTCGCCACTTCATCGACTTTTACCGAGACATTCCCCCCGTTTTTTACGGTTTCTTCAATCATAATTACATTGTCCCCCCTTCATTTTTGGTGAATGTTTGATCATCTTATCCATAGGCGGGTGTGAGTGTGCCGAAACCATCACCGCGACACCCTGCTTAATGGCTTGATCGGCGATGAAGTCAGGAACTTCGACACACTCACCCGGGCGATATCTTCCTTCCATCCCTGCTATCAGGAAAGATTTGGTAAATTTTATCCGTGACATACTTTAGGTTGATGTGTCGGTCGTGAATACGACATCATCACCCGCCGGTACGATCGCCTTGTGTGTCGGAGGCTCGTTCCCGGCCTGAAGCATGTTCAGTCCAACCGCACACCGGAGAACATTCGCATCCGCCGTGGCAGTCGTCACACCGGGTCGGGTGACAATCGCTGAAGCGGCGATATACCGTTTAACCCCGAGCAGGGAATACGGATTTGACGAATGACTGACCCGAACTGATCCGGTCGTCCATGATTTCTCGTCCGTGGTCAACACGGTGGTGTGAACATTCTGTTGGGCAACCCGAAGTCCGGTATCAACTTCCGCGAGATCGCCCCCGCCTGAACTGTCCCCGTGCTTCATGAAGACATCGATCTTGGCATTTTTGATCCCTGCCGTACTTGTATTCGAAAGCCCCGCTCCAATCAGGAACGGTTGTGCATGTGAGAAACTGTTTGCCAGTTGAAGACGATCGACAATCGAACCGTCGAAGGTTCCCCCTGACGTGCTATCGCCACCCGTCGCACAATCCGGGACAAGGTGATTGACCTTGCCTTGAATGACCATTGGGGTTACTCGTAACATATCGCCTCCTTTTCCTTGTCTTTCAATTTCTGATTAAAAGATTAGCTTCCGATTATACACCCCATTTTACTTGACGGAGAACGGCAATCGAAGCATCCCGTCGCATCACCATATCGTGTTCGGTAATTCCACGGATAACCGTTTCATCCTGCCCGAAAGCGGACTTCACGGAACCACCTTCAACGTAAGATGCTTCACCGGAGGCATCAATCTTCAATGTTTCAGAATCCCCGATCACCACATCGGCGAAGTCAGCCAGATAAAGATCGGATTTGTCGACTCCGCCTCCGGTGGTAAGGTTGTTCGGAACCTGTGTGGTAAACCGGAACGGCCAGCCCCAAAGTGTTCCACGGGACATTTCATCCCGGAACGCATACGGGCCATTCGTGGTGAGAACCGTCATCAGGTAATTCCACGTCCGGGGAGACATGATCCAGCCCGGACGAATCATCGGCACGTTAGCCTCGATCAGTTTCAGAATAAGTTTCCCGAGGTCAGTGGTCACGTTGGCAAGGTTGACCGTTTGATTCGCATTGACCACCTGTGCGGGACTTGCATCCAAGGCCCACTGAAGCAGACCCTTCGGGGTCGAGTCCGTTCCATTGTCTCGAAGAAATGCCTGATCCTCACGGACCCGGGTGTTGTCTACGATATCGTCCCGGATGATTCGATCCGCCCCGGGGGATGAAAACCGGAACAGGTCATTGGATACCGGAACAAGCGTAACTAACTTTTTGTAGCTCAGGTTCACATGACCGGTTTTGACCTTGCTTATCGTCGGCTGTGTTCCTTCACCGACATAGTAAGCGGTCGTCCCCTGTGTTTTCTTCGGGAGTTTCAGGTTCCCGGAAGGCATCGGAAGGGTCGCCGGGTTAAAACTTCGGACAACAACCTGCGCCCGGAGAATGTCAATAACCTCTTGGGCGACGGGTTGGGGAATTAAAATCCCACCGGTTTCAGGATCACCCGCCGTCATCGCCTTAATGGAACTGTCGGGGATGGCATTCTTGAGCATTTCCGAAAGGTCTTTGTCCCCGTAGTGGTCGAGAAGTTCAACGGCTTTTTCGGGGTTGTTGTGTGTTCTCTTTAAGGCCCAAACCATCCGTCCGAAGGCTTCACCCTTCTCACGGGTCCGTGGGGCATTTGGGATTTGTGACGGTCCCTTCCCGGCTTCCGTGACCTTCTGCATCAATGCCTTTTGTTCCGCCTGTGCGGTTCCAATATCACCTTTGATGGGTTTCAAGGCGGTTTCGACCGACAAAGCGACCGTTTCTTTTAATTTTTCGCCGAATTCGGCCTTGAGGGGTTCGAGCATGGTTTTTTCGATATGCTCCTGAACCTCTTTAAGTGTCATTTGTGGCATTGTGAACCTCCTTTATTCGATTATACCCTTGGCGTAATTTAGCTCATGGCGGATGGCTCCGGTCACGATTGCCCCCACCCCTGTGACAATCACGTTTTTGATCGCATCATTCAATTCTTCAATACTGATATCGATGGTCGGTTCCGTTTCTTTTGTTTCGAATTCTTCATTCGAAAGGATAATCAATTCTTCTTCTGGTTCCGGGTCTTCAACAAAAAGGAACGGCTCCGACTCCGGGTTATTTATTTCAAATGTGATGTCATTACCCTCAAAATCTTTCAATGGAATGACTGTTTCGCGTATTCCATTATCCCCGGTGGTATTCACCGGAGTCTTTACGATCCCGCCAGATTGATTCGTGGTGTCGCTCACCCCGGGAACCGTAACCTGTTTTTTTGCGGTGAGTTCATTCATCGTTTTGAACACCGCTTCGACCTGTTCCTGTGGAACCCACACACCCTTCCCGCCATATTCTTCATCGAGGAATTTTTCACACCATCCGACATAGGATTTCATCGCCGAGGTTCCCTTAAGTATTGATCGGACCTGAACAAGGGCTTCGGGGTTTGAGGGGACAGGAACAACGGAATACTCCAACAATTCTGCCTGAAGGATATCAACCCCCATGCGTTCATCGTCAAAGTGGTGTTTCATCGGAATAAATCCGACAGAGGCCGTGCGAAGGAACCCCAACTTCAGCATCTGGAAAATGGACTCGGCAAATGGGGAGACTTCCGCCGGGACGAAGTCAGCCACCGAAACCAATTTTTTGTCCTGAACACTGATGTTGGGGGCCTTCGCAATCGGGGGGTCATAGTAGCCATGCGCCCACAGAACAACGGGGTTCTTTTTAAAGTTTTTTAAATTCCACCCGTTCGCTTTGATGATGTCACGGTCACGGTCAACCCCTTCAGTTGAAACGACGAATTTTATTTCACGGGATTTTTCATCATCGGATGCTTTGACTTCATCCATGACGAAAGGTTGATGGATTGCGATGTTTTCGGTGGGGGCTTTATCGGCTACAATGGAATGAAATTCTTCGGTGGAAACGAAACGAACCCCGAAAGGGTTATCGGCTTTTTTATTTGGCAGGGTTAGGTCCGGCATAAAAAAAGTCCAGTCATAGATTTTACTCCATTGACCGGACTCCACACCTGTGCCGGGGACAGCGGGTTTTAATTATTGTGGGTCTTATATCATGGCAAAATCAGGGTGTCAAGCATTCTTTTCCCTTTAATTTAAACCGTGTACCTGACTGCGTTCCGGAAATCGTCATTTCAATCTCAGTATTCAATATCACGGCCCGGACGTTACCGTCGGGGGACAATCTGACATCAATCTTTAATCCCCGCATAACTCCCGGAAGGGTTGAAATGAATTCCCTATTTATTTCAATACCTTCTAGGATTTTTGTTTTAATATTGCTTACAAATTGGTCGGAATTCACTGTGTGGTCAACCCCCGTAATTTTTCAATGGTTTTGTCACAACATTCCTTCCGATATTCGATCCCAATGACTTCATAACCCTCCATGA